GAAAGACTGCCATAAGTTATTGTTCCAGTTGTGGTAATTGCAGACGATCCATTATCTATACTTCCAAATCCAGAAGTAATAGAACCACTATTTAATGCTCCTACTGTTGTTACATTAGATAAAGTATCTAAAGCAGATTCAAAATAGGTTTCAAAGTCTGTCAATGCAACTTGAACCATTGTTCCGTTATCATTAACAACAACTCTATCTGCATCTGCTAATGTTGTTGACGTAGCAGAAGTGCCACCATCTACAATATTTAACTCTGCAGCCGTGCTTGTTACTCCGTCTAAAATATTAAGTTCTGCAGTAGTTGATGTTACTCCATCTAAAATATTTATTTCTGATGCTGTAGCAGTTACTCCATCGAGAATATTTAACTCTGCCGTTGTAGAAGTAACTCCATCAAGTATATTAAGTTCTGCTGCTGTAGATGTAACGCCATCTAATATGTTTATTTCAGCAGTAGTTGCAGTAACGCCATCTAATATATTTAATTCTGTTGCAGATGAAGTAGTCGCAGCAATTTTAGTAACTGCTGCATCGATAACAGCTCCTGTGTGTGATGATGTATAATTAGCCATAGTATTTCCTGATTATTGGGGGGTTGAAATATACCCCCCAATTTAATCGTCATTACGGATTGTTAAAATTCACAATTCCTAATGCTGTGCTTGAAGTAGCGTGTGATAACGCAGCTCCAAACAACACATCGGCTACAACAGATGTTGCCAAGTGATCAATGTCATAAGAACTTTGAACTCTTGGTGCAATTTGTTGTGCGAAATAGATGCTTTCTCTTTTAAAGATAGAAGCACTTTCGTCGCCAGTTCCACCATCGTCGTCCCAATCTGTGGACGCAAATACAGGCATACCGTATGCCATTACAACTTGTCCTTTGACAAGTGGATTAGCACCGTCGCCTCTCTTTTGAGCTTCTGCGAAGTCGCCAAGAGATAACATACTCATATAGGCAGCAGGAGAACCGTAAAACCAAGTATCTCCGTCTGTATAATCGTGTCCAGCATCAAGCATTTTCTGTAAACCAGAACGCAATAATGCTGTTGTCATAGTATTGTCAGCACTTAAAGTAACATCGTTACCTGTTGCTGATTGGATTACATCAACTGCAAGATAGTTTTCAACTTTCTTTGCAAGAGCATAACCCATTGATCGTGCGTAAGCATTAAACAAATCAGCAGATTCTTGCACTTTGACAATATCTTCAATTCGTTTTGCTTCGTAGTGATGTTGATCAACTGTTAAGTCAATCTTTCCATCGGTGTTATTTGTGTAAGTAACTGCACTACCTGCAGATTTAGCTGCAGCAGTTTCTTCTGTTACTTTAGGTATGTGTAGTATATCGCCACCACCTGCTAACATTGATGAGAAGTCAGATACTTGATTTTTAATCTGAAATTTTCTTTCAGCATAGTCAAGAATCGCATCTCTCCAAAGTTCAGGTATAAAATTGGCAGCCGTAGTTACTGTTACATTTCCATCAGCCATTTTTTACCCCCTTAAGGTATTAAATTGTTAAATTATTTTCGTTTTTTAAGGTAATGGCTTAATAAATCCTTATGAGAACTTCTACGATCAGAGTTAGTATCTAATTCATTAAAAGGGTTTCCTTTAAACTTGGAAACGCTTACCTGATTTTCAACTTGTCCAACGTTTGCTCCAGATTTTTTATCAAATTCATCAGCAATATTTCTCAAAAGCGATAAGTCATCAACCTTTTCAAACTTCTCTCGCTTATTTTCAGGAATACGATCTAAAAGAGTTTTTCTTTCTTCTTGAACATAATTATTAAAAGATTCACTTATCTGATCGTAATCATTTTGTAACTCTTTATTTTTATTCTGTTCTTCGGAAAGAAGGGTTTTATATTCGCCCTGCTCCTCTAAAACTTTTTTACGCTGTTCTTCCTGTTCGACTTCAAAAGAACTTAATTTTCCTTTAAGTTCATTACGTTCTTTTACAAGCTCTTGAAAGCGATAATAAGGAACAGCTTCATTTTCTTTTTTAGCGTCTTGACTGACTTGAGGTTCTTTTACAGCTTCCTCTACGGCTGGTTTCTGTGTATCTTCAGACATTTTAACTCCTTTTGTGGATTATATATTCCCATAAAGTTAATTCATAACTAAATTAAACACAAATTAAAATGTCTAAAAAAATAGAAGAATTTGAATTTAAACAAAAGTGGTTTGACTTTATGGGGTATAAACCACACGAAGGACAACGAAAACTACACTTTCCAGAAAAACCTGATGCTACTTATTTTGTAAATATTTGTGGTAGAAGATATGGAAAAACTACAGCAGCGTTTCGTGAAGCAGAGTTCTATGCTGCACAACCTAATCGAAAAATATGGCTTGTTGGACTATCTTACAAAAAATCACGATTAATGTTCCGAGAAATTTGGAAAGATATGGTTGCTGGTAAAGCAAACGATATTGATAGAGCATCTGAAAAAGAACAGTATATTAAGTTTAAGTGGGGGACTACCGTAGAAGGTATGTCTTGTGAAAACCCAGATTCATTAGTAGGGGAAGGCGTAGATTTACTTATTATTGATGAAGCAGCAAAAATGCCAAGAAAGATTTGGGCTTGGCTTTGGCGATTTCTGCCGCTTCTGCTGCACAG